GATCCCATTACGCTTCAACCGACGGCGGATAAAAGCACCTACCCCTTTCTGAGCATATATGTTCAGAGTCGGTTCGATGCAAATTCCTCTATCAGTCTTGGCGTTTTTGGGAACAGTAGTAAACTTATTACCGAGCACTACTACCGGGTCCTTTTTAAGGTCCCACCAGCGTGCGCCCAGAATCCCCTTATAAAAGGGATATAAGCTACTTGTCAGATGAATTTCTTCATCATATTTGTCTGACAGCACGCTACCGCTGCCCCGCACACCCGTTGTTGCTCCTGGACCAAAAGAAAACTTACTCTCAATTTCTTGAAGAGCAAAGTTATCTAATGGACCCAGGACTTTTGCTATGAATCTTTGTACTTCAATCGCTTTTGATGGCGATGAGAAGTTCTTGATCCGAGCATTAGTTCTGCGACAACGGTCTTCCGACTCATAAAAAGAGTCAAGAGCAACCTGCTTCCTGTCAATACCTAAAGGCAAATTAGGAGATTTTTTCAAGATTTCAGTCACAAGGTAATCCTTCGCGAAATGCGAGGGGTCCTCGTATAAACTGGAATCTATACTAAGATCTACTAACTGACTGTACTGCTCATATTTCAAGAGTATGTACACAGTCAAGGCCCTAGGGGTATCGATGGTAACACAGATTGCCTGTGCAAGTGAACGTTCAAGCGAAAGGCTTGACGTATTGTCTATCATAAAATGTGTAGACATGGCTCTATTTCCTCAGCGTGAAGTGAAGTCTACCTAGGTTTATTAAATAACCCAAGTAGGGCATAAATAGCTCTTACCACCATGAAAATGGCGATAGCAACCTTATGCCAAAACTTATCTAAAGTACACAACGGATTAACCGTTAGTACATTGGATCCCGATTGGAATCGAAATAACCCTGGATGATAGCATGCTTCATTGCGTTTCCGCAAAAAGCAGCAAAATCATCACGTTGGGTATCCGTCATCTGATCAGGCACAATCACATCTGAGCTCATACGAGCCGTATACGCCACTGAAACTACACTGTCAACTGTTTGTTCGACAGGAAAGTTAAAGCGAACGTTCACTCGGTCAGTCTTACGATTTGCCTTTGCAGGATCAAAAGCAACAATAAGTTGCATATTTCCTGCTGAAGTATCCGATTCCCGATTCACCAAGATGGTGTTTTTGGGAGTTACGGATAAAGGCACAAAATCATGACTGACTGGGGTTGCGGCGCCGTCAAAAAGTGCTATTGTTGATGCACTAGGCATGGTAGTTCTCCTTACTAAGTTAGTGGTTCTACCACTATAGGTCACCTTAGGGGTGACACCTATGGTTTAAAGTCGTAAGAAGTGAAAGGCCATGTACTACAGCCCGCCACGAACGACTTGGTTCCCAGGATGGGAGCTCCGACATCGGAATGGTCGTTAAAATTGACCGTTCATGAGAATGGTAATCTACACTTCCCGGTTCAACAACTACGTTGTCCGGGTAAAATATAGGTTTATCCATATTCATTGAAAATCGGAGTTTTCGAGTCAAAGTACCGTTCAACTGTTTAACGCCTGCCAACGCATCAAGCGAAGACAGGTAGTCGCCAACTGAGAAACCCCAGTCAACGACAAAGCTGAAAGGGACACCTTCCCAGATAACTTCAAGCGGATTACCCGCAGTGAAGTTAGACCGGTTAGGTTCCATTTCAACGTAACAGATTGCACGTTCTTTGATTTTCCAACTAGCGTCAGACGAGTAGTCAGTTCTCACCGAATGTTCCTTCTCCTTTGTTACGACAAGGCGACGGATCAAGGTGTCTTCTAACTTCTGTGCCAAACGATTGTTGGCGTCCACAAGATCCGAGATCAGAGGTTCAATGCCATAACTGGCAGTGAGCTCCCATGCCGCGACGTCACAAGGTGTTAACCTTCGGCGTCTACGGCGAGAGCCTCGAAAGGCTCTCCAAGCATTGCGTGTTCCAACGGCGAAATCACGAAACATCCTTGCGGTGTCTCGCATTTCGACGAGGTGGGCCCCCAGATTCTGAGAGGCATCCTTGATTTTTAAACGCATATCAAGTTGCCAATTGGTATCTGGCAGGTCATTATAACCTGGTGTACCAGAGTAAGGGTGGTAGAAGAATTCTTCATAGCCACCGTATACTGTCTGACATGTAGGCCAACGCCCCGGAATTTCGGGACAACATTCACTAAAGTTACCAACACGTTTTTCAACGTGAGTTTTGGCAACTAAAGTGGATTGCTTTGCTTGCGCAGTAGGACTCTCTAATAAATTGAGAGGTCTAATGCGACGATCAGGATCATTTTTCACAGTTACCTCAAGGCCCATACTCTGATTCTTAGTCTTTTCGATGCTCGTACAAATACCATGATAGGTTTTTGACGGTACCGATCGGATATCAGATTCAGAAGTAACAGTTTGGGTCATGATGTAATCCTCATAGTTATACAAGGAGATCTCAAAGAGATCCCGTTAACCACCTTCATATGAAGATGGAAGACGGATAGAGACCGGAG